ACTCAGTTGTAAAACTGCTATATTGTAGTTATGAACTTACAACAAGTAGTATACTCAAATTTACCACATCAACGAAGACAGTCATCCGGTGGTTGGCTGTCATTTAATTGCCCTTGCTGTGTAGATAATGGTGAAGCGAGAAACGATACTCGTATGCGTGGTGGAATAAGAAGTGATGATGATAGTATTTCATATCATTGCTTTAACTGTGGGTTTACCGCATCACATAAGCGTGGTAGAGTAATTAATAAAAAGATGCTACGATTGATGCGTAACTTGGGAGTTGATGATGGTAATATAAAAAGACTACAGCTAGAAGCTATTCGTGAAAAAGAATTAGCAGAAGGTCCTACTCTTTTTATAAATAAGACGCAATCGGTGCATATTCCACAGTTTAAAACTGTAGAATTACCTGATGGAGCAGACAGTATAGATAATATTCTAAATACAGATGCTCCTGATGAACGTGCAATATTGGGTGCGAAGTATTTGATAGACAGAGGCATTTACGATTATATTGATGCTTATTGGTCACCGCATACTATTTTTAGAAATCGTGTCATTATCCCATTTTGGCAAGGTGATAAAATAGTTGGGTACACTGGTAGAGATTTTACTGGTAAAGCAGAAGCAAAATATATGAACAAGTCACCAAAGAACTTCTTATACAATATAGATGCTGTAAAGAGAAATAAACGGTATCTTATTGTCACTGAAGGAGTTATAGACGCAGCTTGTTTAGATGGCGTAGGTGTTATGAGTAATGAGGCCTCACCTGCTCAGATTGATTATATAAATCAGTTTAAAGGAGAAGTTATTCTATCTCCAGACAGAGATAAAGCAGGTGAGCGCCTTATTAAACAAGCAATAGAAAATGGATGGTCTGTATCATTTCCAAGATGGGAAGACGAAATAAAAGATGCTGCCGATGCAGTTAATAAATATGGGAAATTGTACACACTAAAGAGCATAATTGATGGCAGAATAAGTAATAGTACAAAAATAAATGTAAAGATGCGATTAGGATAAGGAAAAAATAATGGCAAAAAAACCAGAAAAAAAGAAAGCACCGGCAAAGAAGGCACCGGCAAAAACTAAAAAGCCGGAAGAGGAAGTAACAGTTATCCCTGCTCCAAAAGAGCAACCTGCACCCCCACCCCCACCCCCACCGATGCCTCCGCAGATGCAACCAAAGAAACCAGGTGAGACACTATGGGAAAATGGCATCTTGTTTATGGATAAAGAATTCAATCAGGAAAACTGTATGCCACTTGTGAGAGCAATTATGGAATACAATATGTCACCTGAGGGACAGCGTCCAGAAATAATTCATCTATATATTAACTCACCGGGTGGCGCAGTAGCTAGTGCGATGCATCTAATTGATACTATTAAACAATCAAAAATCCCAGTATATACATATGGTATGGGAATGATTGCATCTTGTGGCGTTCTGCTAATGATGTCAGGTGAAAAAGGACATCGTTATATCACACAAAACACAAGCGTAATGTCACATCAATATTCTTGGGGTTCACGTGGTAAAGAACACGAATTGATGTCTATTGTAAAAGAGTTTGAACTAAGTACAGAACGTATGCTTGAACATTATAAGAAATGTACAGGTAAGAACGAAAAGTATATCAGACAATATCTACTACCAGAAAGTGACTGCTGGCTAACACCAGAAGAAACAGTGAAGCACGGTATCGCTGATAAAATTATCCAAACTTACTAGTTGACAAACGCAACCTTTTTTGATATAGTATAAGAATGTCAGAAGTAAAAAATTATAGCCTCGATTTACAAACACTATTCGTACAATTCATGGTTACAAACCCCGAACTCTACACAAGGGTTCGGGGTATTATTAAACCTGAATATTTCGACCGCGGAATCCGTCCTGTGGTTAAGCAACTTGTAGATTACAGTGAGGAGTATTCAACTCTGCCTGATACTGTTATGATTAAAGCAGAGACAGGTCACAGTATAGAGAAGTTGGACAACATAGCCCAGCACGAAGAATGGTTTGTAGACGAATTTGAGACATTTTGCAGACACAAGGCTATTGAGAAGGCTATTATTGATAGTGCTGATTTATTAGAGTCTGGAAAATATGGTGAAGTAGAAACTCGCATCAAAGATGCCGTTCAAACTGGCTTAGCACGTTCATTGGGTACAGATTATTTTGCTGATCCAAGAGGTGTTCTTGAACGGATGAAAGACAACAATGGTCAAATTACGACAGGTTGGAAAGGTCTTGATGACAAGTTGTATGGTGGCATAAATCGTGGGGAGATTACGATTTTCGCAGGTGGCTCCGGGGCAGGCAAATCTCTTTTCATGCAAAATATGAGTCTGAATTGGGCGGAGGCTGGGCTAAATTGTGTCTACTTTACACTCGAACTAAGCGAAGAACTTTCAAGTATGCGTATGTATGCTATGCAGACGGATCGCAGTACTAAACGCATTTTTAAAGAACTGGATGATGTTGAACTAGAAGTCAAGGCGAAAGGCAAGAAGTCTGGTATGCTCCGCATCAAGTATCTCCCATCTGGATCGACAGTCAATGATCTACGTTCTTACTTGAAAGAACTTCAAATTCAAACTGGCAAAAAAGTTGATTGTATTTGTATCGACTATCTTGACCTGCTTATGCCAGCAACTAAGAAAGTATCTGCTGGTGATTTGTTTATTAAAGACAAGTATGTTACAGAAGAAGTTCGTAACTTTTCAATGGAAACACAGTGTGTTACAGTTACAGCATCACAGTTGAACCGCAGTGCAGTTGAAGAAATTGAGTTTGATCACTCACATATCGCTGGTGGTATCTCTAAAATTCAAACAGCAGATAATGTTATAGGTATCTTTACATCAAATGCAATGCGTGAGCGTGGTCAATATCAGCTACAGTTGTTGAAAACTCGCTCATCCAGTGGTGTCGGATCTAAGATTAATCTTGTATTTGATAGAGATAGTTTGCGTATTTCAGATGATACAAGCGAAGGATTTGATGATGGTGATGGTGCGCAAATTGCAAGCACATTAAGCGTAGTAGACCAACTGCGTAAAAAAACTACAGTAGTTAAAAATACAGATGAAACAGCTATTCCTCCAGAAAAAACAGAAGCTGCGGCATCATTGAGAGCAATGATTAAGTCTAAATCCCGTTCTGCTTTTGACGAAACTTGATAAATACACATAACGGAGATTTTATCATGAAGCGTAAAAGTCTATTTGAAGAACTAAATTCTATATCTTATGATAGAGATAATAAGCGTTTAGTAGAACAAAAGGGTGAGCATATTATTGCCGGCGCCATCAATCTGATGGAATTCATTGAAAGTAATTTTGATGAAGACACTGCCGCCGATCTTAAAAAGCGTTTGGTAAATAGCATCCGTGCTAAAGACCCTCGTAAATTTAAGAGAGGCATGAACAGTGTAGATAATGATGGATTATGAAGCTCAACTAAAACAATTAAAAGTTCTTGCTGGCATTTATAAGCCATATGATGTTTCAAAGCATCAGGAAAATATCTCACATACCGGCACGGAAAAAGGCGAATACCAACGCAAGAATAAAGTAGAACCTGGCACACCAGAATGGTTTAAATTATGGTTTGCCCGCCCTACGCTAACCGGTGAAGATCCATTTGGGAAGAGCAAATGAAAATTAGTGAGATTATATTAGGTAAAGGCAGAGAGCGCAGGTTCAGAGGACCTCGTGTTCCTAGATTAAAACAAAAAGGCTTTCATAAGCGTATGAAAGGCTTGTTAGATGCCACACAAGAAGTAACAGAAGCAAAAAACACACACTTAGATCATGCAGAAGAATTAATTTTTATGTATGGTGATAAAGGTTTAGACCGTGTAGTAGGCACATTTTCTAAATTGTTAGATACACTTGACGGTGCTGGTGGCGGTGATGCTGTTACTACAAAATGGGACGGATCTCCTGCTGTATTCTGCGGTATTGATCCTGCTGATGGTAAATTCTTTGTAGGTACAAAAGGTGTCTTTGCTAAAAACGCTAAACTGAATAAATCAACAGACGATATTATACAGAATCATCCAGATACTACTAATAAAGGTGAATTAGTTAATAAACAAGGATTGCGTGATAAGTTAGCAGCATCATTAGAATATTTAAAAGACTTAGGTATTGAGGGTGTTCTGCAGGGTGACTTGCTATTCACTAAAAGTGACTTAAAAACTGTAAATATTGAAGGTAAAAAGCATCTAGCATTTAAACCAAATACTATTACATATGTTGTACCTGCTGATAGTGAAACTGCCCGTGAAATGATGGCAGCTGAAATAGGTATTGTATTCCATACTAGTTATGAAGGCGACTCTATTGAAAACATGAGTGCAAAATTTGGGTTTGATGCAAGTTCACTCCGTAAATCTCCTAAAGTTTGGTTTACAGATGCTAGAATTAAAGATGTAAGTGGTCAAGTACAACTAGATAAGTCTTCAAGCGCAGCAATTCGTTCAGCTATCAAAGAATTATCGGGTATGAATGTTAATGCACAAGCATTTGATGCAATTAATAAAAAGGTAGGTGGTATAGATTTAGTACAAGCGTTAAAATCACATGCGAATTTACCAATTCGTTCTGGTAATGCACTTGAAACAGATGCAGACAGATTTGTATTAGATTTTTTACAGAAACTACAAGATAAATTTGATACAGATATATCAAAGTTAAAAACAGGTCCTGAAGGTAAAGCAGGACAAGCAAAACAAGCGGCGAAGTCAGAAGTATCACAGTATATTGAATCAAATAAACAAATAATTGCTGATATGTATCGTGCATACTTAAAAACAGAAGCAGTAAAAATGATGTTCCAAAGAAAAATGCGTGACATCAAAGCAATTGATAGCTTTATTGAACAACCTGATGGTTCATTTAAAGTAACAGACCCAGAAGGATTTGTTATTGTGGATCATGTAGGGCAAGCTATGAAGATTGTAGATAGATTAGAGTTTAGTGCAGCAAACTTTGCACCGAGAGATTAATATGTTTAGTAAAGAATGCAAATTACATTTAGAAGAAGCAAACATGACACGATGGCAACACTTTCGTTTTGCTTGGTGGTTTTTGTTTCAGTTAAAGAAAGCAGAATTGGCTCTATTGATACACAGTTTCGCACCAAGATACTTTAAAACATATGCAAGTGACAAGATTATTGAACTGGCAAACATGTTGGAGAAAAGAAAATGAGTGATAAGAAGTATACAGCACAAGAGTGGGCAGCAATGTACGGCGGTCATAGTGTAGAAGAGAAAAAATCATCACTTCAATTAGTAAATGAATTAACAGAAAGCCGTTTATTCAGAAATAAAAAAATTGCAAGTAGTGTTAATGTAGATGATGCATCTGACTTAGCATTTATGTACTTGATGTTACTTAATGTGTTCAACAAAGATTACGACTATGCTCCACTAGCAGGTGAATATGCGAAAAGAACTGGTGCATTTAAGAACTTTGATACATTTAGAACAAGTGGCACTGATTTGTATGTAGCACTTAATCGTTTGATGGGTAAGGATCAAGAATATGATAATGAAAAAGATCAAATCGCTATATCAAGAACAAAACCAATGAAATCTGATATTATACAATATTTGAACCATATTGGATCTAACAAAACAAACCCACAATATGAACAAAAAATGTTAATGAGATTTCAAAGACAATTTAATGTACAAGATGGTATGCTAAAATCTATGCGCAGATTAGTAGGAGACTGGGATAATCTTAATCAAAATCAAAGAGCATTGGTAGTTACTAGAGGTGTACAATTTATGCGTTCTAAAGCACCAAGAAGTGAGTTGATGCAGGCTCTACTGAAGTTTCAAAGACGTGGCAACTTTGTTGTAGACGATAGCAAAGATAAAAAGAAAAAGATTTGGAACAACCCTATTGTAAAGGGTGCAGCAATAGCAGGTGCGATTTACGGTGCTGGTAAGCTAGGTAAACAATTGGGTAAAAGCACATATAGTAACCCAATAAGTTCTAAGCCAAACTATCAGCCGAGGCACAAAAAATAGAAAAAAATGATAAATAAAAGTATAGAGATGTTATATCTCACAGAAACAAAATTTTAGGAGAAATAAAATGGTAGCAAAAGTACATGAGTCATATGACGCAGGTCAATTTCTAACAGGTTCACTAGTACACTTCACAATTTCACACACAGCAGCAGTTGATATGAAGCACCTAGTAGAAACAGTTGGAACACGTGCAACAGTAGTAATCTTAGGTGATGCAGGCGGTCGTATCGCAGTTGAAAACAACGGCGCATGGGACGCAGCAGGTCTACAAACAGCACTAGGTGCAGGTTACACAGTAGCAGACTTCACATACTAAGTTAGAAATAACCCCCCAGATAAAAGACTCAGCTTCGGTTGGGTCTTTTTTTTGCCTTAAATTCTGATAAATACATATAAGAGATTATTCCTAGGAGAACATTCATGGCTACATTTAAAGTTCAATTCAGACGTGGTACGACTGCAGAACACGCAACTTTTACTGGTGCACAAGGCGAAATTACATACGACACAGAAACAAATCAATTAGTTCTACATGACGGTGTTACACCTGGTGGTCATAGAATTCCATTAATTACAGAT